ATTGTGGTGCTGTAAACAGCCCACTGTATACGCCCTACACTGTTGGTGTTAGGGTGAAAGAATTACAGCGACAAAGAGGTGAAGGAAGCGACGGGCAACCCCTTCGCTTGTCGGTCGGGAGGAGTGAAGAACGCTTGCGCGACCGCGGCAGTACGTCGTTTGATGTACCTAGCCGCGGCCCACAGCCGTTCGTTCGCACGCAGGTTCTTAAGCGATTGCGCGGACTCGTCAAACAATTGTGACGGGTCGATTCGCGAATCGAATAAGAGTGACACGCAGAGTCGGCCGTACACACGGCCCCATGACTCTTCGTCGTCCGCAGACAGCGTTTCTTGCCTAACCGGCAAACGCTGCTGCACCAATGCATGCACCTTCCACCCACTGTCTGTGCCGCGACGCACTTCGTCGCGCTTGTTCCAGAAGATATCAGCACCCTTCTGGAGGTCCACCATTGTCGGACCGTGGTATGTGCCGTCTCGCGAATCGAAAAACGCGGGCAAACCAACACCACCCAAGTACTCTGGTACAAACCAGGGAACACGGACACCTTTGAGCATCGAGCCATTCCGCCGTAGGAATTCCGTCATCACTGCATCACGCAGCGACGGCGGGGCGGATCGTGAGAGCTCTCGCGCGCGTGAGCCGACGGTTTCGTCAAAGGACGAATCGCCGACCACGTCTTTGGCACCGACTTGCAAGCCGGACCGCTTCAGCCCGAACAGCAGGCCCATGTTAACGTAATCAACGCTAACAAAGGCCGCCGCTCGAACTGGAAACGGTCCCAAGTCGATGTCAGAGTTCTCTTCGAGACCGCCAGTATACTGGGCCACAAGGCCCGCGAGCCGCACAGGAAGGAATTTCTGTACGGCCAGTGTACTGCGCATATCGTCGAGACGCGCCTGAGTGTAACGCCCTTTCGACTGAACAACAGTCTGCTGGACCTCCGGAGTGTATCGGAAATTCGTAGAGTTCACGTTCAAAAAATCGCGTGAATAATACGATTTCCCCACACGCTCCTTGAGTCCCGCAAACGCGGTGACGATGCGCCAGAGCCGACAGCCTTCCGCTGTCGTCTTTGCCACTACGTCATCGCCGTTGAACAGTGCCTTGAGGCAGTGCAGCGGCATCTTCTTCGCCGCAGCCTGCTCCATAGCGTACCGTGTGAGTGCTGCATTAGCAATACACAGTACCGGAAAGGACACTACTGAACCCATCAGTTGACCAGTCTCTTGTGGGAGCCAATTGCCATCGGCCCCTTCAAAGACGTGTTGAGTCAGAGCGCGCACGAATAACCGGCGTTCTACAGCAGACAGCTGCAGAACCACCGCCAATTCGTCCGCGATCGTCTCCGACACCCAGCCATGCAACTCGTTAGTCGCATCCTGGTAGTCTCCTGACAGGAACATCTCACCTTCCGCCAAACCCCGACCAAGCTGCTTTTGCAAAATTGCAGCCGTCACAGGGGTACCTACGAGTACAAAAGCCGGGTGACACTTAAGGACCTTCCACAAAAACCTCTGCAGCGGTTTCAATGCTGTATAGGTTAGTGGGGGCCCCTTCGTGATCACTCGAATCTTGAGTGCTTCGGGAAGACCAACGGGTTCGGCAACGGGGACTTCGCCTTCTGCACGAGTAAGCAACCGCCAATAAAAGCGGCGAAACTTATCGTCCAGTACGCGCGTGTCCGCATGCCAACCCCACGGGTCTTTGGCTCGGTGTTCATCACCTCTTTGGATTGTCGAATCGTGTTGGAGTTGTACGCCGTCGATCGGCTCACGCAGCCCGGCAAGAAGATCCGGGTGCGCGAGCACTTCGCCGACGGCCCCCATCGCACTGCGAGACCTGTTATAGTTCGCAGAAGTCGAGGGGAAGAAGGGCAGAATCCGGTCATCCAGACCATACTTCTTTCCTTCATACAACTCTCTCACCGTCCTACGCAATTGCAGCTGGACCGTACTTTTGAACAGTACGAGGTCCTGTTGCTTCTTCAGCGAGGGCTCATCAGCCCAAGCATGAAGGCGGACGAAAGCGGCGGTAGGCCGCTTAGTCGTCAGCTTGCGTACTGCCTCCAATTCCGCGGCGGTCACCATTGCTTTGTCAGGACGGGGGAACCCTTTCTTTGAGTAGAGAATCGTCGTCAAAAACGAATCACTGCTCTCGGAACGGAGTGCCCTCGCCTGCCATCGAAATGCGCGACCCCCAAGCAGTGCCGACGGACTGTCGGTCTGCTTGAACGGTTTTGGCGGCAGTGGTTGATCCTTGTGCGCTGCGAAGAAGGCGGCGAGCTTATACTTGGCGACTTTCAGCCAGGCATTAGGCCCCCCAACCTCCACGCACAGGTTCATCCAATGACGGAGAGTGTTACCGGTCTTGTAGCCGTTCGCATCGAAGCCGAACAGCTTATAAACCGTAACCAACACGAATAGACAACGCTGTAGTTGAGAGACCATTGCAGCATGACTCTCAGGAGTAGTTGTACGCGTCTCTACCATAGACGCGGCTCTGGCCAAGACCTTCTTGCCAGCCGCGTGCGCAATTGTAGTGTGAGCAGCCTGAACGACGACGGGTCGTTCTTCTGCTTTCATTGCACCCCTTGCGGGGATGTTACCATGTTTCGAGTCCATGAGGATTGTTCGAAACACA